TGTCAATCACTTCACTGAGAGTTATGCTAAGAATAACCCTGGTGCTATCCCTACCGATGCATATAAAGCATGGTCCACAGGTATGATTGATACTATCCTCAGAGTAGCTACTGACGGTCAGCTTGACCTTGCGTTCTCCTCCAGAGTTGGTATTGGTAGGGGTATGGAGCAGTGGGCAAAAGGACTATTGATTGATGATAGAGGTAAGCTTGCCTTAGGTGTTAAGCCAGCCTCTACTGGAGTCTTGGGAGACTTTGTTGGTACCTTGTATGAGGCTTCTAAGGTCTTGGCGTTGGAAGATAGTGGCTCCCTAGTTACTAATGAGCATCTGATAGTGGATATCCTCAACAATGCTTCCAGTATCAAGGGATTTAATAAGGCCAGAGAGATCTGGAAGTATGGTCTGTATCTCTCAAGGAATGGTAAGAGTGACATCGCTGCTACCCGAATGGAAGCCTTAGCTGCCTTCTTCCGTATCCCCCTGAAGAAAGTACAGGACTCTTACCTGATTAAAGAAGGCCTCAGAGATGTTGACAAGTACATTAAAGACAGATCAGGGACTATTGCTGGTATTGTCAGGGAGAGTATTAAGAACCCTGAGAAAGCTAAAGAGTTACTAGATCAGGCTGCTGGATTGATTGCCCTTGAGGAAGATGAGTATATTAAGACTAGACTTCTTAATGCATATAGGGTACAATTACCTCAGGACTCCTATTCACGCTTACTACAGAACCTTGAAGATAGAAAGAAATAAACATGGCAGATTTTACTGGTAACTTATCTAAAGTAGACGACAGAGGTTTTAATACCACCAGTGGGAGGGGTCGTCAGGCCTCAGCAGGTGGTGATAGTGCTCTTGCCAATACGCTTGGGAGTCTGGGGGATGTTGCTATCAAGGCCCTGGTTACTTCTGAGGAGCAGGGTAGGATTCAGACCAGAGAGGTAAGGGCTACTGAGCTACACGCTAATACTCTGGAGGATCGGGTTATCTCTACAGAGTCAAGTGCCTCTGCTAGATCAGTTAGGAGGGATGTTACTAAGTTAGCTGCTGCCCTATCACAGGGTAAGACTACACAGGCTGCTGCATCTGCATCTGCAATGGCTATCATCACTAATGCTCAACAGAATGACCCTAATAACATCAATGACTACATCAGTATTGTTGAGAGGGGTCTTGGTTTTAATCCTGTAAAGGCCACAGCAGTAGAATCAGTAAGAGATGAGACACAGGCAAGATCCCTTGAGGCTGGTATCCTTAATAGGTCTATTGCCAGTGGTGTTTACGATCAATCTAAGTCTAATCAAGAGAACATCATGACTCAGCTGACATGGGACGCTGACTCAGAGAACAGGGCAGACCAGAATAGGGGTGCTGACTACCTAAGAACGCTTGTAGGACCTACCCTGTCCCCATCAGGTCAGGGTTCATGGACTGATGAGGAACTGTTTGCTAACAGAGAAGAAATCTTTGCAGGGCATGAAGAGTATTCTTCTGTTGTTAAGCAGAGACAGACCTTTGCAGCTAACAGTACCCTTGAAGCCACCCCTGATAACTATCAAGAGAGAGTAGAAGATGGTCAGTCAAGAACTAAAGCTTCTCAGGCAGTAACCCTTAACAAGCAAGCTGCTGAGTCTGGTAGGATGTCTGATGAGCAAGCCAGTAACTCTAATAGACTGGTGATTAACAATTACAACAACGAAGCATACGGTAAACAGATTGGGGCTATTGAGACTCAGCTGTCTTTGATGTCTGGTGATAACCTACAGAAGAACAGGTATGATATGTCAAGGGCAGCTAATCAGATGTTCAATGACGCTATCTCTCAGGCCAGTACAGACGCTGATAAGGCTGGTCTAAATACAGCTGATAAGAAAGATGTTATTGATACTGTTATTTCTAAGTTCAAGAGTATGGAGATGTACCGTGATCCAGAGAATGCTGTCTATCAGGCTGGACAGATACGTCTTGATAACCTCACCACTGCTCTGAAGTTAAAAGAAGGTGAGGCCTTTGGTGTATTCTCTATCATCATGGGTAAGCTACCTGCTAACATTGCTTCCTCGTTTGCTACTGAACTTATCAACAACCCAGTACTTAAAGAACAGTTCATGTCTGGTATTAATTCCCTGGCTAAGGATGGTCTCCCACCTGAGAAGGCTGCTGAGAGGATGATGATTGATCTCCTGAAGACTAATGATCCCAGAGACCCTACCAGTATCCTTGATTTTACTAGTAAGCCTGAGCAGTTCAGTGCTATTGTCAATACATCTGCTGAGATGATCAAATCAGAGGTTGAGATGCCATCTGGAGAGACCAGAGGAGCCTTCGATACAGTCAACACGTCTGTTGTAATGTCTGATCTGACTACTGATCAGGTTATGAAGGGTACTGAGATCCTCCTTAGCCCTAAGTTACAGCAGAGTCTTGCCACAGGGACTACTGAGCAAGCTGATAGAACAGCAGACCTCAGTAGAGGTGCCTTGATTAAGTCCTTTGAACTGGCTGGTAACTCTCTTAACTCCATGATTAAGGAGTTTGGTAATGGTTCTACTGTTGAGTTCAATGCCGCTACTGGTAAGCTAGAACTAGGTGGTCGACGGGTACGTAGGGCTGGTGGTAACTACCCAGAACTACAGACTAATAAGGTTACTCAGGAGGCTATCAAGTTAATTGATGGTATCAACAGTAGACTCAGTGTCTTCAAAGGTCTGGTCAAGTATGATGATTCTCTTAGTAAGGTGGGAGACCAGAGAGCTGTAGCTGAGTGGGTTATTAGGTCCACCACAGGTATTAAGACTAAGGATGGGACCTCTATCCTTCATGGTGGTGATCTCCAGACTGAAGGACAGGCAGCTGATATAGCTAAACAGATTGAGATTAGCCAGATTGGCACTAATGTTATCAACCTGATGGGAGCCAGACCCTCTAACCTTGATGCTGTCCTTGTAAGGGGTACTGATGGGTTGCTGAGGAGAGAACCTGAACCTGAGGCTCCTGAGTAATGACAAACCGCTTTAAGAACTTCACAGAGGACGAGTTAGCCTGTCCTCACTGCCTCAGTAGAGGGGTGACTGATGAGGCTGGTAAGTTACTCCAAACTTTAAGGGAAGAACTTGACAGACCCTTGAGGATTAACTCAGCATACAGGTGTCCTATCCATAATGAAGCGGTTGGAGGTGTCTCAGGGTCTAAGCACCTACTGGGTACTGCCTTTGACATCTCTACCAGGGCTAAAGACTGGACAGTGGCTGATAAGGCCCGCCTCTATGAAGTAGCTAAGTCTGTAGGGTTCAAGGGCTTTGGACACTATAGAACATTCTTACATATTGACACAGGCCCTGAGAGGGAGTGGTAGATGGCTTTTGAGTTCCTTGAAGATGATGAAGAGAACGTAATACAGCCTTCGGGGGGTGGAGGTGTATCCTCTATATACTCACCAGTCCAGAGGAGTTCTAGGAACAGACCCCTGAGTACTTCTCAGGGTGGGGCAGCTCCTGCTACCACAACTACACCTATAAGCACCCAAAGGGACTCTGGTGGAGGTGGTAACTTAATTGAAGGTACAGCCTCTCAAGAATTCTTAACCCCTGCCCAACAGTTAAGTCAGACAACCACGATTGGTCAGGCTGTAGGTATCTCTATTGGTGCTCTCCCCCTACCTGGCAGTGGTATACTAGGTAAGGTAGTTAGTACTGGGATTGGCTTAGCAGGGGCCAATACTTACATGGAAAGCTTAGGTCTTGAAGGGAACTTCTCAGCCACAACACCCTTCTCAGAAACAGCTGCGGATGCCCTAGGAGTTTTAAAGTCAATTAAGACTTTCTTCTCTGAAGGTATGGTTATCTCTTCCGATGTTGATACGTTCACACCAGCAGAGGCTCTTGAGCAAGGTGGTATGATTGATACACCTACTGATGAGGACCAAAGAGGGCGTGTTGAAGGAGGTATCCTTGGTCAGGAGGGTATCTATGGAGCTAGGGCTGCTGGTATAGGTGTACTGACTACCAAGGGTGTACTCAGTGACCCTTACCTATCAAGAACAGGTGCTTCTGGTCCACCTATCTCACCTGGGGCTGTCTTCAGAGCCAGATTAGAAGCTACCAAGGTCACTGAAGGTGGTAGATTACAACAGATTAAAGAACAGGCAGCTATTGCAGCAGCTAACAGAGCAGCAGCTACTGAGGCCCAAAGACGTGGTGGTCCTCTGGACTTAACAGTCTCTGATAGAAGGGGTACTGGTGGTCGTAGTCTTGCTGAGCGTAGAGGTGGTAGCTTTACGACCCGTGGTAGAGATGTTGGTGCAGGTAGTGCTGATGTCGGTCCAGCAAGTGACACTGGTTCTAGAGGCGGAATATACTAACAAGACAATAGGAGAACTATGATGATCGGTGCAATAATCGGTGGTATACTAGGGATTGGGAAGACCTTCCTTCAGAACAAAGGAGAGGAGGCTAAGGCAAAGCATGAATCTAAGATTAGGAAGATCAATGCTGATGCTGACTGGGAAGATACTATGGCGAAGGCCTCAGCAGATTCTTGGAAGGATGAATTTTGGACAGTTATCCTAGCTATCCCTCTTATCCTTGTGTTCTTCCCTCAAACCAGACCATGGATCGAAGAGGGCTTCAAAGCACTACAGTCAAGTGTCCCTGACTGGTACCTCTATGCCCTCTCCGTAGCCATTGGTGCTGCGTTTGGTGTTAAGTCTATCATGGGGACTATTAAGACTCTTAAGAAACCTTAATATACTTACGCTTCTTAATCCACCCTTTGGGGATAGTGATAGGGTCAGCTGTATTATACTCACTAGTCGAGTGACCTACTGTTAAGGACTTATCAGTCTCATTGATAAGGTACCCAACAGTCTGGATAGCCATTGTAGTAAACTCATGTTCTAAATCTACCCAGCCTCTGGTAGTACATGCATCTTCCCATTCTACATAGATAACTTTCACTATAGTGTCCCCCTAAGCCTGTTAAGATACCAAAGAGCCTTGTCCAAGTCCTGGGCAGGGTTCTCTTTGTATTTGTACCTCCAGAGATACTTGATAGTATTTCCTTTCAGGTACCCTTGGAGTTCCTCTTTCGACATGGAGGCTTCAATAGCCTGGATACACTCGATGTCTCCAGAGTTGTAGTGAGATGGGGAGTTCACCGAGTCAACCTTCAAAGTACTGGGGAGTACTATCTTACCTCTGATCTTATCAACCTCTGATGCTCCACGAACAAAAGGTTTACTGACAACGTCGTACTCTTTTTTAGTTCCTACCATTCTTTCACAAGTCCTCTCTTTCTACTCACAGGTTCGTTTCCCAGTTTCCCAATCAATAGTACATGCAGCACCTTCTACCACATCCTCTACCTTGGACATGATACCGAAGCGTTTACCTGCCATTCTAAAAGTCGTTATACCCTTTGCCCTACCCTTCCAAGCATCTTCATAGATCTTCTTAAAGTCCTCCCAAAGTACCTCATCACCCACATTACAGGTCTTAGACACAGCAGAATCTACATAGGGTTGACATGCCAAGAGTACATCCAAGTGATCCTGGATAGTAACCTTGTCAGAGGTCTTCCCTTCTACACCGAAATGTCTATATCCGTAGTCTGGGACGTTGACTTCCCTGTCTCCTTCAGCAGTCTTGATGAGTCTCTTGGTGTTGTAGGCAAAGACTGGTTCGATAGAACTACTAACGTTATTAGCAGTAAGACTGATAGTCCCGCAAGGAGCAATACTAATAAGATGAGAATTACGTAGTCCATACTGTTCAATCCCTTCCCAGATCTTCTTAGGCAGACGTTGAATATAGGGTGAGTCTAGGTAGGCCTTACGATATGCTGGGAACTTACCCTTCTCCTTTGCCAACTCAATAGAAGCTTTGTACGACTCATTCCGTAAGGTCTTCATGATCCCTTTCAGTACTGAGATGAACTCAGGAGAACCATAAGGGTGTCCAAGGGCCTCTAATGCGTTGGCTACCCCAGTCACACCCAGTCCCATACGACGCTTTGACTTCGCCTCAGCTTCCTGTTGCGGTAGTGGGTAGATAGTACTACCAATCGCGTTGTCCATGGCCCTGACAACATCTGGGATGTCCTTCTTGAGTTGGTCGAAGTCAAACCATGAAGATCTCTCACCTTTATCGTCTACTTGGTAGTACTGTACATACTTAGTAAGATTGAAGGACCCAAGTAGACAAGCACCATAGGGTGGAAGTGGCTGTTCACCGCACGGATTACTTGTAGCAATTGTTTCACAATACTTAAGGTTGTTCTCCTCATTCATACGGTCAATAAAGAGCACCCCAGGCTCCGCCCAGTCCCATGTAGCCCTCATTAGTTCTTCCCACAGGGGTTTAGGGTCAATAGTCTCTACAACTTCACCCTCCCACATGAGATCGAATGAGTCACCTGTCTGTAGGGCCTCCATGAACTTATCAGTCACCCCAACAGACAGGTTAAAGTGCCTTAGTTCCGTCTGGTTCTGCTTGGCTCTGATGAACTCTTCGATATCGGGGTGGTCCACACGAAGGACACCCATCTGAGCACCACGTCTGTTACCAGCAGAGGAGACAGTACTACAAACAGCATCGTAAATACGCATAAAGCTAAGAGTGCCAGAGGCGGAACTATTAAGAGTACTAATATTACGCCCATTATAGCGTATAGTTGAGAAGTCATAGCCAATACCTCCACCTTGTTTCATAGTCAGTGCTGCTTCAGTCGCCTTGTCCATGATACCCTTCATAGAGTCTTCGATGGTACCTGACACGAAACAATTGAATGCTGTGGTACGTCTAGGTGACCCAATAGCCGACTGAACACGTCCCCCAGGAAGGAACCGCTGATCTAGTAGAATACTCCTGAAGGCACGGCGGTGCTCTTCCGAATCTCCAAGGGTAGCTGCCACTCTGTTCTGTGATTCATAGAAGGACTCTGCTTTTCCACGATATTTCTCCTTATGGATCTGTTCTGAGATCTCCAGAGTTGGGCCTTGTTGACTAGGCTGCATCTTTGGTGTCCTCGTTCAAGGCTTTACGCATAAGATCTTTAATGTCCTCTACAAATACAGGGATACCATCACCTAGTTCTCTTTCAAGATCTAGTCTGTGTCTATCAGCCTCATCTTGTTTACTATAGTAGGCTAGAGGATCTTCAAACCCCATACACCATACAACAAAGATACTCTTCATTCTTTACACCATTCCTTAATGTGATTGAAACTCTTTAACCGTTTGTATTTCTTAATGTCGGGGACTACCCTCTTCCTAAACAAGGGATCTTGTAGTCTGACTGCTATCAGGTTACGCTTCTTCTTCCATTTCATTTCCATTCTCTTCTTCGTCATAGTCTAGCTCCGTTGTGATATCAGGGAAGTCTTCAATGTCCTCCATGATCTTATCTTGGAATGCATCAGCTAACTCAGAAGCATCTAAGGCCAGTATGTTTAGTATATCCTCGATACTGTAGTGGGTCAAGAGTCTTTCTTTGATTGTCTCCCAATCTTGTAGTAGTACTAGGTTCATTCTTTAATCCCCCAATCTATTAAGTCTTCAGGGTAAGTTTTAATTGTTGCGAACTTATACTTATCTGAAGTATATTTAGAATGTAACTCCTCGGTGGATATTAATTCTTTAAAAGGATCTACACTAACAGCTCCTTTATAGTGTTTAATATAAATCTTTTTCATCATCCGAAGTCCTCCATCAGTGAAGAGAGTCTGATAAACGTAGGATCAAAGTCACCATCCTTTACGTTATGTTTATGTACAACACCACGCCAGTGCTTATTACCCTGATAACCTTTATAACCCTCATCATGTAAGTAAGATGAACCACATGTAATAGACCACATCATTCCATCTTTATCCGACCAAGCTGTAGCTATATCCAGAGTGGGTCTATGTCCCTGTGTAACTGACATCTTAGTCTGTTCTAGTGATGCCTTGGCTGAAGCTTTAGGATGTTGACTATTACGGTTTTGGCAGAAGTGTACATACTCTACTCCATCTAGTTGAACGGGTTTGAGGAAGGGATGTACAGTCCACCCAAGATCCTCAAGACCAAAATCATTATAACCAATCGCTCCATCAAGGTGGGGGTTTGCATTAATGTGTCTCTTAATACGCTCCTCATGGTTCCCAATAAGGAAGTGCATCTCAGGTCTGTACTGTTTCTTTCTGAGGGTCGCTCTATGACGATTGAATTCGGTCGTAGGACTAAGAAGCCGTAACATACCTTCACGTCCAGCTTCAATGTCTTCTGAGTATCTTGCTCCTTCGGCATTCTTAGTACCCCGGTCATAAGAGGAGAGACTGTGCATGTCCCAATGGTCCCCAATGTGGATGATCTTCTTAGGTTTATGGTGGACAATGTACTTACCAAGGGCATCCAGGTGTGGGTAGTCCAGTCCAGGCTTACATTGTGTGTCAAAGATTACAAGATGATCCTGATTATTCATTCCAAGTTCTCCCTAATAACACCCTCAGGGTCTACATAGTTGTACTCCATATACTCAGCAGGGGAAAGGAACCAATCCCTCAGTACAATCTTAGCAGCCTTTTGAACATGACACTCAGTACCTGAGTCCTCTATAGTATCTTTCAAGGCCTGAATAGTAATCTGATCTACCTGATCAATTGTTAGGTCAATGTTAGTCATGGTCAGAACTCCTTTGGTATAAATCGTACTGCTGCGATCTGTTTGTTATAGTAAAATCTTCCATCAGCATGAGGCTTCGTAAGTACGTCCCTCTTGTGCTGCTGATTAGCCTCTCCATAAGTGAGACCTCCTCTGGTGAGATAGTTTTTAAGGATTTTGAACTCAAAGTTATGGAGGCCAAGATCTTTGATGTCTCTGTTGAGGTCTTTAGAGCTTCCTGTATAGTGGGTCCAATCATTTTCACCTACCTTCTTCCTCTTACTCCATCGGTGATATTGTTTTTTGCCGAGGTATAACCGCCCAGTTACTGTGTTGGTTACCAGATAGATAAACCCAAAGTACTTATGGGGGTCTGGTTTCCTACCTGTCCAGTGATGTTTAAGCTCACTCATTGAGGTTTCTTTGGGAAGTCTAAGACATTATCATACAGTGAACAGTACTCTGAGTTCTCTGACCCAGGATACATCTCCTCAGCAGCCCTGATCAGTGTCTCATAGGCATTCAAGGCCTCATTAGCTACCAACTCGCCAACACTATCATGGTTACAGGCTGCGATCACATAGTTAAATGTGAAGTTCTTCATCTCAATTTCATTACCTTTGTTCATCTATAGAGGCTCCCTTAAGATCCATAATAGTTTCTCATTCTCATAGTACCGTGTCTTCCAAGCATCTCCAAAGTGGCTCTGGTACATCTCCTTGATCTTAATAAGACGTTCACCAAAGTCCAGACCAACTAAGACCTTCTCAGCTTTCTTAGGACCAACCCCCCTGATACCCTTGATGTTGTCAACAGCGTCACCTGTCAGCATCTGGAGGTGGAATGAGTAATCAGCCTCCTCTTGAGTGACCCAGTACTTCTTACCCTTACGCCAATTATAATGCCAACCCATTATCATGTCAAGATCTTTATCTATAGTACAGATACAGGTCTCTTCTGTTTGGTTAATACCCATAGCATCATCAGCCTCCATACCATCTATGACGATAGCACCCCAGACATTGATAAGATACTCACGGATGGCTGTGTAATGCTCAGGCTTATCAGACTTCCTATTACCCTTGTATGGGTGTGTGATAGCTGCCTTGATACGGTAGTTATCCTTACCTGTGAGGTAGATCTTCCCCTCCTCAGGCTCTCCGCAGACTTCAAAGATACTCCCAAGCATGTGCTTAGCGTTACTCAGGGCATTCTGTACAGGCTGGACGATACCCTTGGTCTGTGCTGCGAACCCTGCAGAGTACACAATGATATCACCATCAATCAAAGGGGTTAGTTGGTCAGGTGCTTTTGGCATCAGTCTTATCCTTCTTCTTAGGTTTCTTCTTAAAGATTAGATCAAAGTTCTTCTTGTACTCTTTAGTAGGTGGCTTTGTTGGTGCAATTGAAGGCCCCATCGTAGGGTAGGACTCATCTCTGTCCCATGGGTCAGTGCTCATTGGTCTTCTCCTTTCAAGGTAGCACTGGCTATTTTTATCATTAGCTGATATGTCTTTATAGGATTGACATCTATTGCTAAGGTGATCCTCTCCAGACCTCTCCTTAGTTTCTCAATCTCATCAGCTGCTTCGTGTTTAATAGTTACGTTAACTTGAGGATGCTTAACAGGTCCACGTAACCGTTCTACTAAGTCATGAAGCTTCATCACATCTACCAAGGCCTGTGTAGGTTCCTCACTCATAGTTCTAGTCCCTTACTCATCAGTCCTTGTGAGATCCGTAGGTTAAACTCAGGGTACTTACGGTGGATTCGGGAGGCATGGTTCATAATACTAATTAGATCATATGAGTCTCTCATACTAGAGATGGTAATGGTCTCCTCTTGAACATCCTTCTGATAAGCGTGGTCATACTCATACATAATACCATCAGTCCAGATCTTACATATGTCAATATCAAAGGAACTCATCAGTCTCTTTGGTGTGACCTTATCCTTTACAATGAACTGGATGGGATAGTCAAGGACACCCTCAACTTCGAAGAGGTCAACAGTATCTACCTCTTCATACTCAGGTAGCTCACCTGTCCTTGAGACAATGTTAGGGTAGACCATCTTGAGATCATCCCATAGGGTAGGGGTATGTTCTAGGAAGAGGTCAATATCCTTAACCACCTTATCATTGTTAAGATCTCTCAAGGCCCCACCAGCCAGGATACATAGTGTACCTGAGGCTGTCTGGATCTTCTCTAGTTCAATGAGCCACTCTCTGGGGATTTCTTTTAGGGCAGGCATCTCTTTAGTCCTTTCAGTTACTTCGTCGTATACGGTCATGTTAGCTGGATGTCCAGAGAACTGTGGAGTAAACTAGGCAGCTACTGGTATGGGGTAAGGTTTAAACATCTGAGTTACTCCTTAGGAATTTGGTGAACACGGTCGGACTTGAACCAACAACATTCGATTTAGAAGATCGACACTCTATCCAGTTGAGTTACGTGTCCAAAAGGTGAGCCTTTTAAGTACATGCTCAGGTACTGCACGATGAACTTAGATAGGAGACTCAACAGTATCTGAGGAGGAACTATCAGCACCACCAACGTCAATGGTAAACCCTTCCTCTTCCACAGACAAGGTACCTGTATCGTAGGGTACCAACTTCAAGACCATGATAGTATTAAGGGACACATTGATGTAGGGTACATTGTTGTACTCAGTCTTGTAAGTCTTATAAGCAATCTTAACTTCAGTACCGTACCCGATACCCATATCATCAGGTAGTTCATTACCCTTAGAGTCAGTGATCTTTGGCTTATAGTTACCCTTGATTGTGGTGTAGTTACCAAGTTCATTACCTTTGTTCTTAAGGTTCACACCTTCAGCCTTCAAGAACTTCACAGTCTCTGCATCGAGGTTACTAAGTTCGAACAAATACTTTCCTTGATCGTTAGTGGTTTTCAGCATTGGGTAGTATACTTCGCCTTTTAGTTCTTTCATAACGTTACTCTCCTTGAGTTGTTTCGGTTTAAGTTTCTTTGGTCTACTACTATATAGTACTACTAAGTCTTCGGGGTGTCAATAGCCAATCGAGTATCTTCTTTAGCTAATCAACTGTAGCATCGTACTTGATCCTGTTAGCTCTTGCTGAGATGTAGACTACGTTACCCTTAGTGTACCCCTTAGAAGGTATGATCCTATCAAGGGCTGGCGAGTAGTCATTAGTCTTATCATGTTTAACAAAGGGCTTATTAAATACTGGACATGTATCGGTCCAGATACTTTCAAGATACTCTTCAGTTAAATCGAATGGAATACCTTTCCTTTTACTTTCACTCTTCTTTAAACGACACGTATGAAGGAACCACTTATCTCTGTAGTCTTCATAGGCTATAGTTTTTCTACATCCTTTACATGTGTACTCCATTCCATCCTTAGTATACTTGTTCTTGTGAAACTCTTCTTCGTCAAGAGCCTCTTTACATACTCGACATGTCTTCATAGTATTCTCCTCCTACTAAGAATAGTATACCAGAATCAAACGTATATGTCAAGTATGATTAGTGAGTATCAGCCCACGATTGTCCTATCTTGTACTCAGCATCAAGGTCACACTTAAGATTCAGTTGAGTACCAGCGTCTATGATAGATTGTTTACAAATCTTACCAAGTTCTTCAGCATGCTCTGGTAAGACCTCCATCTGTATCTCGTCATGGATCCACCCAACCAGCTTCCAATCAAGGTGCTTAGATCTATCAGCTAACAATATCATAGCCCTACGCATGATAACTGTTTCGCCATTCTGTAGTAAGGCTGCTAAGACATAGTAAGAGTCAGATACAGGTACAATTCTACCATCAAGACCTTTAATGTATCCCTTCTTACTAATCTTTTCCCACTTCCTTTTGCATCTACCAAGGGCCTCAATCTTATTAAGGAAGTTATACTTTAGTTGGTTACCAAACTTCTGACCCTTACCATAGATAGCCCCTAGTCTGGCACCACCGGCCCCTAGTAAGAAGGCGTACAGGAAAGTCTTAGCATTATCTCTGGTTCCTATACCAATAACCTCTAAGTGACGAGTGTGTACATCTCCATGAGCAACCTCTTGAGCATAGTCAGAGTCGCCCATATAATTAGCAAGAACCCTAAGCTGAATCCCACTAGCATCGCAACCCAGTAGGACATACCCATCCGCAGAACGCCATAGTCCACGCATCTCTCGACCATACTCTTTGTCGTTGGCTGGTACCTGTGCTTGGTTTGGGTTACTGTGCGAGGCCCGGTGCGTCCATGTACCGATAGGCCATACCTTTGATCCGATTCTTCCATCTTTTCTACTGGCTCCTATCCAGTTCTGCAACATAGCTATACGTCTGTCTACCATGTCCCACTCAACCAACACAGCAGCCTCAGGGATGGTCTTACCTATCTCTTCCATCACCCACTCAGTCAGCTGAGGGTTACCCTTGTTAGTGAACTGCTTAGGTACCCACCCCATCCTTTGCAGGTGTCGGATGATAAAAGGATTAGAGTTGAAGTTAGGTTCAGGCCAAGTTACTTTGCTGAAGTTCCCCACAACATTAGTCCAATGATCATCAAGATACTTAAGACCCACTTTAGAGAGGGTACCATCGGCCTTGTACTTTGGCTCAACTTCTCTTTCAAAAGCAGGTAGTGAAACGAACACACCAAGTAGCTCACTATCAAGTTGTGCCTTACGCTGCGAGAGGGTGACCAGTAAGTCATGCGCTTTCCTTTCGTTAAATGCCCAGCCATTGGTCTGGATCTGGTAGCATAGCTCAGCCACCCGGTGCTCAGTCCTTGATACTTCCTTGGGTACCTTGAACTTTGCCCAGTTCTTAATCAATACTTTGTAGAGTTTATGGTTAAGGTGTACGTCCTCAGTACATCTATGCAGCATCTCTGGAGAATAGAACCCCCACTCATCATGCTCTACCTTTGGATACCCAAGGCGCTCACCCCATGCCTCTAATGAGTGACGCTTATGCGATGAATCTAGGACTTTGGAGACCACCAATGTATCTACAATGTTCTTGAGAGGTACATGGTAGTCAAGGAGGCGGGCAAGGATAGGTACATCAAAGCAGATAAGGTTATGACCAATAAGGATACCTGCTTCTTCTAATGCCCATGCCTTGAAGTCCTTGACCTCCCCATCAATACACCCAGGCCCCCATTGGAACACAGCTTCAGTCTCAATATCCTTACAAACTATACACCAGATTACTGTGGGGTCTAACCCATCACACTCAATGTCAATGATCAGTGACCTCATCAGTCTTCTCCTCAGTTTCTACTGTGTCCTCAGTTAACTCACTCAGTCTGCCTGTGTCTCTGTTGTAGTATACATGACTGGTCGGCCCTGTCAAGCCACTGAAGCGGTTCTTCAGTACCCTGATAAGAGTAGTATTAGCATCAATAGGATCATCCGACTGTCCATTACGCTCAAGACCAAGGACCATATTAGAGAGTTGACCGATACCTGCAGTACCTCTAAGTTCCGACAGTGAAGTCTGTCCACCTTCCTCATGTGGCTTACCTGCTGGGCGCTTAGAGTGAGAGACAAGGATAAGAAGGATACCCAGTTCCATACAAAGTTTCTTAAGTTCAGTAGCAATTTCATCCAGTGCCTTCCTTTCATCACCACCATCCTGCCCCGACACCATGATACTGATGTGATCTAGGAAGATGATCTTACAGTCCAGTCCCTTTGCCATGTACCTGATGTGAGAACAGATACGATCCTTGCTCGACTCACCAAACCCATCGAAGTATGTTACCCGTCCCTTACCAAGTGTCTCATCATACACCCTGTCCCACTCCTGAGGACTGATGACTGTGTCGGGTAGATGCAGGGGTAGGTCAGCCTCAATGGACATCAGACCCTCACCAGAATCCTCTGGAGTCTCCTCAATGAAGAAGCACCCGATGTTATAGTCAGTAGTCTTAAGGAAGTGGTGTTCTAGTTCTCTGAGGATCTGCGTCTTACCCATCCCTGACCCGGCAGTCAGTGTCCACATCTCAGATAGACGGAAGCCATAGGTCTTATCATCCAGTCCCTCCCAAGGACCAGGGATACACTCAACATTCTTCTTGTTCTTGATACGGTCTTTAAGGTCAGCACCATTGACCAGTCCATCAGGTAATCTTACTTCAGCCCTCCACCAGTGATCTGAGAACTCTTTCCACTTCTCACTGAGGAGGTAGTTACATGGGTCGTTCAGTATCTTGTCCAGCTTAACTACCTTGACCTTGGCAGGGAACAGTGCTGCAACTACATCAGCCGCAGCATTACCTGGCTCATCCTGATCGAAGCAGACGATGATGTTGTCGAAGGAGTCTAGCCATTGGTAGTTCAGCTTACATTCTTTCTCAGCGCCACTGGAGGCACGGATGGACACAACAGGGTACTTGGAACCCATCATCTGATACGCAGCCAGGGCATCCAGTTCCCCTTCAGTGATAGTGATATACCTACCCCCTTGACTGAATTTTTTCTGACCAAAAAGCTGTAGTTTCTTAGGGTCTCCCTCATTGTAGAATTCTTTTGAGGAGACAACACGGACCTTGTTAGCTGCCCATACCCCCTCCTGATTAGTGTAAGGGTAGTAGTGTTTACCATCCTTGACTGATACACCATAGAACTTGGCAGTATCTAAGGAGATCTTTCGATCCCCAATAGCCTGAGTAGTACCTACTGTGAGGTCGTGTGACATTATATTCTTTTCCTTCTTGTAATTAGGATCACTCTTTGTCCAATGCCTAGCCTTACAGACATAACAGAAGGTATGATCCTCATAGATTGCCATACCATCAGATGAATCACAGTCAGGGCAGGGCTGATGAGTCTCCAGTGGTGCTTGGTCTTCATAGTCCTTCATCTTGAGAGTCCTTAGCCCGTAGGATAGCTACTACCCATGCTGCTGCTGGATTGTCTGCATCACCCATAGCCGAAGCACCACTAAGCACACGGAACTCCTCTGTGCCGTCTCTGTACTCTGTAGTGTCGCATGTGTAATTACTGGTAAAAACATTAACCATCCCATTGTGTGTTACAGTCCACCACCACCCCGGCAACACAGCATCATGCAGGGCTTTGGCTGCGTCTAGTGAGCCTTCTAGCAGTCTTGGGTCAATCCAAGTCCAGCTATCCACAAGTGCTGTTTCTATATCGTAGTGCAAGCCTTTTGACATATCACCAGCCTCCACACGATCTGCTAACTCTGCTAAGTTACTACTCATTTACTTAACCTCCTCAAAGCCTACCTTCAAAGCAACTCGATAGGAATAATCTATCTCATCATCCTTGACCCTGAAAGAATCATTCATGTCCCTGACCACCACTAGGCAGGTACCACATAGATCAAAGGTACCTATCATGTCTACCCATTTAATCTCACCCGGTTCCATCCGACGATTACATGCTTTACACCGCATCATTAGTTCTCCTCAGAAAGGGAGAGGCCACCTCAGACCCCTCCCTAGTTGCTTAGTTATTCCAACTCACAGTCACCATCAAGATTAAACCCACAGTCGTAGACTTCTGTGAAGTCTGGTTTAACCTCATACTCATAGACAGAGTGTTCAGACAAGGTATCCTTCTCCTGATCCATGTGTTCAGCGATCACCTCATAGCGACAGGCACGTCCCTTTGCGTTGTTGTAGTCAGTAGGGATGCTTACTACATCAGCAGGGTTAATCTTCACAATCATAGTGTGACCACGGTGTCCCCACATACCATTCAAGTACTCAATAGAACAGAAGTGTAGGCCGTGTGAGCAGGTGACGCTTGGGTCATCCTCAACACTGTTGCGTGGCATCTGACACACAGAACCTACTGAGTTGTCAAAGGTACCAGTGCGGTGATCCTTATAGTCACTACTCACATTCTTATAGGCAAGGAAGTGACCATCCGATGTGATAGGTAGACTGTTATGTTCAAGGAAACGATAGAGGTTATCAACACTCAACTTAGATGGATTGTCCATCAGGTTAGAGAGGAAGTTAACCATCGGCTGGATATCAAACCCTTCTGACATCATACTCAGGATACGTGTGGTCATAGAGTTATCCAATGGAGCATCAGCAAACCACACATTACCGTCATGGACAGAGATAAGACCCTGACCCACAAACTTAGACACAGCAGAGGCTAGGTCCATGGTGTCATTGAGTCCTGCAAAGTCCCCAATCTTTAGGTACTCAATAGCATCTGTCCAGTTGGGATTGTTAGAATGTAATACCTTTGTCTCATCTTGGAAGACAACAGTAAGGGTATCTTCAGTTAGGATATATGGAAAGTCATTCATGTCGATGTTCCTCTATGTTAATAGTTATTTCAGTAGCAGTTTAACTTGTGCTTCGTAAGGTGTCAAGTCCCTTGTTAACTTCATGACTGACATAATCAAGGATACTTCTTTACCTAGTTCAACCAACTGAGTCTCTAACATTTGGTTAGTGGTTGGTTCAATGTCCTTATAAGTTATCTCTAAGATACTTAGGTGTTCCTTTAAAGCCTCTTTAAGTTTTATGTAAGAGGAATAATGTTTGAAGGAATCAATGAAGGACTTCTTAGTACTAATTATACTGGTCCCCATGCACCATGTCAATAGCTTTTTAATAGCATCGTACTCATAAGCTTCAAAGGTTGATCTTAATACCTTATATTGTAGGAATTGTTTCTTAAGACACCGTGATTCCTTAGTCCTTTGAGCCTTGAGCTGGGCATGGTAGTCCTCAATACTCACCCAGACTGCTGAGTTTTTTTCAAGTGCCTTGTGGTAGGTACCTGGGACACAGAAGACAGTCAAGGGGTTCTTGTCCAGCTGCTCAATCTCCCTAAATAGATCTGAGTAGTGGTTGATAGACCCATCTACAGGTGAACCCTTCAGTGTCTTAATGGACACACCACCATCCTCAAGATCATGATCAACATCAGTCTGATCAAAGAACCCCTTGTACTCCTTGAGCATTACCTTACTACGGGACTGACCAGTACTTGACTGGGTGATCTGGTACTTGGGTAGGTCTGAGGTCTTCCGATAGTCAGGGTACCCCAGAACCTTAAGCATCTCATCAAAGTCCCCTTGGGTACCATGTACTGTGATGATCGACTTATTCCCAGGATCAATAACGTTCTCAAGGGCCCTCTTCTGCCAAGCTACCTTCTCATCCACATAGATCCACTCATAGTTCTTAAGATTATTACCGTAGATTTCCCTGTCCTCATAGAACTTAGCCCAGGCCTCACCAGGATTTTGACAGGTCTTCAGGGTGATACCTTTAAGTTGACTGGTACTTAACTTACCTCCTCCATAGTATTTGTTACTCCCCAAGATATTTTTATAGAACTCACCAACCTGAACACCCTTGTACTTGGTCCCTGTCTTGATAGCCCTGATGATATCCCCACCAAAGTCCATACTCTCAGTAACCTCAGTCAACTTAAGTAAAGCATTGAACATACTAGACTCTGATGAAATATCTTTCTGGGTCTGTTGAGTAATTTTACCAACAATTTCTTGGAACTTACTGATGATGTTCGACTGTGTTACTTTGTTATATGATAGTTCTTCTCTGTTAGCAGCCACACCTAGTTCACCAATACTAAAGTCAATGAGTAGGTTACTGTTGAATAGACCCTTCATACCATCATCAATCAAGGAGTCTTCAAAGTGTTTAGACATGATAGGGTAGACAACATCACCCATCCGTGCCTTTGAAGTACTGTTGTGGCTACCAAAAGAATTATAGGAACGCTTAGCCTCCTTAAGTAACTTCCAACCCTTACCCTGGAGTACTACCTCATGATCTGTATATTGTAGGGGTACGTTGGTCTCAGGTCTGAGTCGGTAGTGTTGGAACAGAGTAGCAGCCTTCTGAATGAATGAGGCTGTGTCCCCGTGCTTAACAGGTACCTTGATGGTCAGCCCATTACCCTCCATGGTCTGATCAGTTTTCAATAGACCAATCTGCATCTCACCATCTTCATTCTTAAAGCATGAGTATGTACTGATCACACCATTGAACCTGGACTCAATGACAAACTGATCAGTGTATGCAAAGGGACTCTTTGAACCCAGACCCAGCCCACCGATCAGTTCATTGGAGCCTGACTTATCGCTGAGTCCATAGGTAGTGTACAGTTCCATCACTGCATCATGAGATAGACCTGGCCCATAGTCCTTGATCTGTAGTTCTGGTGAGAGCTGAGTGGGTAGGTTGACATGGATAGGCTCAGTACCCTTACCTACCTTGTGGTGGGCATCAGTGGCGTTACATGTAACCTCCCGGAGTACTGCCATGATCTTATCAGAGTACATCTTATCCGATAGGATACTCTGCATGTGTGCAGTGGCAGCAATCTTGAAAGAGTTCTGCTGTTGCACACCAGATGTTTTTAGTAGACGTTGTTCCTGTTCAATGATCATGGTGTTATCCCTTCACACGGATGTTCTGTTTCTCCCAAGGCCACCATGAGGCAGTGATCTGCCACACCTTGACATGTTGGTTGTCTTTATAGGGGAGGTACTCCCACTTCTCCATCTTACCATCTAGACGTTGAGTGTACTCTGTTTTGTTAGTCATTTGATCATACCTTTCTTCGCACCATGTACCGGGAATGCAACTATTGCGTTCCTCTTAGGATTAACACAGATCTTACAAGTCTCACATGAGACCTCATCAGTATACACAGCAGGGCATATAGTAAATGTTTGACCCTTGAATTTCCACGACTTATCACTATAATCCTCAGGTACTACCACACATACAGGTCCTTTGTCAAGGGCCTTGTACTCCACAGCTTGCAGTTGAGTATCTGCTGAGAGGTTGATAGTAAACCCTTCAAGATTTGCTACCTTAATATAGGCACCATTAAGATTGACAAGGGGATCATAGTGTGTATAGGTGAACCCATTCTTACCTAGGTTAGCAGCCACCAACTGAGATAACCCTTGACAATTAATATTTCTACCATCACCGGGTAGATCTCCGGCCTGATTGTGTCTCCATAGTTGTCCTTCGGGGAGGGTCATAATTTTCTTACAGAATTCATCAAGATCAGTACCCCTCTCCCCAGTAGAGACCTTGTTCCAATGCAGACCAAGAGGACCGTACTCAGCATAGCACCCTTGATCTCCCTTGAATGAGCATGAGGCTGGGCAGGTGTCCTTACTGGTAGTAGATACAGGTATCGGCCCAGTCTTAGTGTTGCTGGACTTAGGTGTTAGGTGGTAGTATGTAGTCATTCATTAGTTCCTCCTTAGTTCTTTAGAGTGTCTCGATTGCTAAAGACCATCGGCCTAGCATGTGTCGGTGGTGTACATGCCGTGCTTTTCGTTGGTTGCTCGTTTGTTAGAATGCGGGTGTCAGATTAAAAGTGTAAAAATCTTCATCTGGCGTGTGGTGGTACTCCACCCTCTCAAATATTTTACGTTTCATCGTTACGTTCCTTGCTCCCTATAGAACGCTGTCAGCGTATAATTTAATTGCTTCGTCTTGGGTGTCCCCAAAGAAAGCATCGGACTCTTGAAGGTTTTCAAAATCAGGCCCGACACAGCACCAAGCATTGCCGTCCAGATAGCACTTGAACTCGATTTCTTTGTCGTTGATTTTGGTGAGGCTGTAAATCTTACCTTCCCTTATCATCTTGTCCGCCAATTCCCAGCCCGCGTTACGCTGCCCCCACCGTTCGCCTTGCGGGATACCGTAGAGCGTGTCCAGGCGATCATCTCCAAATAGGCGAGAGTTAAAACCGCCACGGTGTTCGCCTGTTGCGGTTTGGTTTAAGTAATCTTGTGCTGATTTCATCATCTTTCCTCTCTGCCCGAAGGCTCCCTATAGTTCATAGATAGCTTTTAACCGACCTGTCGCTTCGCATAACCCGATGATCTGCTTTTTATGGGCCTTCCAAAACTCAAGCGCGGGCTTTCCGTCCATTTCCAGGATGCGACGATTGGTGAACTCTGCCCATTCCTTGATGGCGTGAAATTCAC